ACAAGTTGAAATACTGCGCAATCGCGCTGCGGGTGAAAAGATTATCTCGCAGTTCGAAGCCCAAGTTGAAAAAGAAGATAAGCCTAAGGTCTCGATCCAAGATCGCGTCCTTGAAGCTGCGTCGACTCACGTCGGCGAGATCCACGGCCTCATCGATGAATTCATCCTCAACGGCAAAGATGTAGACATTGCTTCTTATCTTAAGGCCAACGAAGTATCACCTCAGGTGAGTAAGCATATTCCTGAGGCATTTAGTGCTACTCTTAAAGAACTCTATGAGTACATCGACGGTGAAGACAAGCAACTGGTTGAAGGTTACTCTAACATCGGCAAGGTTAAAGCCAAGAAGTTGATTAAGATTCTTGAGTCGATTCCTGATGCTTGCGCTCAACAAGCAGTTTCTGCCAAAGCTGCTCGCAAGCCTAGAGCTAAGAAAGTAAAGCCACCTTCAGTTGTAGCTAAGAATGTTAAGTACATGAAAGAAAATGCTGAATTTGGTATTAAGTCAGTAGCGCCTGAAAAGATCATCGGCTCTACTGAAGTCTGGATCTTTAATACTAAATATAAGAAGCTTCAGGTGTATAGATCGACCGAGACTCTTGGAATCAAGGGTACTGTAATCCTTAACTACGACGTTTCAACATCTGGAGCTAAGACCCTCCGCAAGCCAGAACTCGTTAAGGGTTATGCGGATATGACTAAGCGCAACCTTGCCACTGAGTTTAAGAATCTCAAGACCAAGGAATCTGCGGTGAACGGACGAATTAACGAGGAGTGTGTAATCCTTAAGGTGTTCTAATGAAAAAGTTAATTTGTATCTTAGCCCTAGCAGTATCCACTACTGCATGCGCTGGTCCAGGACATCACGGCCATAGGCATGGTCCTGGTGTCTGGTTCACTCCTCTGATCGTAGGAGGAGCTCTTGGTTATGTGTATTCTCAGAGTCAAAGGCCTGTACAAGTAATACCACAATATGGTACAATATACTCACAGCCGATTCCTATGAATCCACCAATGCAGCCCGTGTATCAAGAAGTAATCGTGTATAACTCGGATTGTCTCTGTTATCAAAAACAATATCGTCAGATTGGATGGCAATGATTTTAATTGACTACTCTCAGGTTTGTGTTGCAGCAATTCTTGCGTTCAGTGCAGACTTGAAAAAAGGTGGTGAGGCGGATAAGAAGAATCTTATTCGTCACGTTGCCTTGAATTCTATTCGTGCATACAAGAAGAAGTACTACAAGCAGTTCGGTGAAGTCGTAATCGCTTGTGATGGACGTAACTACTGGCGTAAGGACTACTTCCCGAATTACAAGGGTACTCGCAAGAAAGCACGTGAAGAATCCGATCTCGATTGGACCACAATCTTTGAGACACTCAACGAGATCCGCGAGGATCTTAAGGAGCACTTCCCTTATCGTGTTATGCACGTAGACAAGTGCGAAGCCGACGACATCATTGCTGTCCTCACCGAATCCACTCAGGAATTTGGTAGACACGAAGATGTTATGATTATCTCCAGTGACAAGGACTTCAAGCAACTTCATGCTTATGACAATGTCAAGCAGTTCAGTCCTATGTTAAAGAAGCTAATTACTGTAAGCAAGAAGGAGTTGCACCCTTGGCTTATCGAACATATCGTTAAAGGTGACTCAGGCGACGGTGTACCAAACATCCTTACATCCGACGATGCACTGATGAATGGCGAACGCCAAAAGCCGGTAAGTTCTAAGCGTCTTCAGGAATTCATTGACAATGGTTTTATTGCATGTAAGAATGACGAAGAACGCCGTAACTGGACCCGCAACGTAGTCATGGTAGACTTTAAACACATTCCTGAAAATATCAAAGCATCTATCCTTACGGCTTATGAAGAAAAGCCTAAAGGTGATAAGAATTCTATCATGAATTACCTGATCAAGCACAAGTGCAGGAACTTGCTTGATGACATTGAGGAGTTTTAATGGCAAGCAAATATATCACAGAAATGCTAGAAGAAATAGATAAGGACCAAAGCGCCTGCGCTAAGTATCGCGACAACGCGGCGCTGCGTTTTATATTTCAATACGCATTCATACCCGAACAGAAGTTCGATCTACCTGAAGGTGATCCACCCTTCAAGCCTGATCCAGCTCCACTTGGTATGTCTCCCGCTAATCTAGTGATGGAGACTAAAAAGTTATACGTGTTTACAAAGGCCAGAGAGTTGAAGAAGGTTAGAAAGGAACAACTGTTCATTCAACTTCTGGAAAATGTTCATCCATCAGAAGCAAAATTGTTGCTCGCTGTCAAAGATCAGAAGCTAAATGTAATATATAAGAATATTACAGCAGACCTTGCTGCGGACTATGGCTTCATTCCAAGACAGATAAAGCATGAGGAATCAACACCAAAAAAATCTTAAGATTATTCTCTCGCTTGAGCAACAAGAACTCGCTCAATGGTTGGCAAATTTGCCCGACGACGAAATCGAATACGTTGAGTGGCTTCTTGAAGAAGTTGATATCGCTCTTGAAAACATGATGATAGAGCAGCGCGGATACGGTGAAGCGAAAGAAATAATCAGTAGATTCATGTTAAACAAAAAAGTTGACTAAAGCCCTATCCGAGCCATACAAAGCGTATAAATAAACTAAACACTTGGAGTTATAATGCATCTCTGTTCTCACATAGCCAAAAATAGTTATGACCAAAACGGTCAGGCTATTGTACGCACATTCTCACCAGAGTGGGGTACACGGGGCTAAGAGTAACAGCAGCATAAGTTCTCGAGGCCCTGGAGATAAAAGTCCCAGGGCCTTATGTTTTTATGTGTACAATAATTCGTAGATGGTATATAATATCTCTACAGTCAATCAAGACAGATTGACAACGATCTTTAAAAATTAGTACTTTATAATTGATCCGGTGTGGTGTAATGGTAACACTACAGATTTTGACTCTGTCATTTCAGGTTCGACCCCTGACACCGGTGCCATACCAAAGTGCGTTAGTGTACAGCAGGGGAAGCTGATCTTAATAGAGAGTGCCTACAAAGCTCTGACTATCGCACTTTGATATGGTGATGTGGATGAGTGGCTTAAATCAACGGTTTGCTAAACCGTCGGTTCACGAAAGTGGGCCCGTGAGTTCGAATCTCACCGTCACCACCAATTATGGTAGGTAGCACTGGTGTGCGGCGGGGTCTTATAAACCCTGGAGATCGGTCAGATGGGCTGAAACGGAAGGGATCGTAACCCTTACCTACTACCACGGGCCTTTAGCTCATGTTGGTTAGAGCAGCGAACTCATAATTCGTTGGTGCTCGGTTCGACTCCGAGAGGGCCCACCAGATATATAAGAGGAGTAAACAGAAGGAGCAATCATGTCACATGTTCTAGCACTAGACGCATCAGGGTTACCACGTAAGTGGATCAATTATGAGAGCGCCGTATCCTATTTCACTAAAGGAATCGTCGTGTGGTCTCTTGGAGACACAATCGCTACATTTCGCGGTGGATGGCAGAAGGATGGCACTAGATCAATCGTACATACTCCTTCTATCATAGCAGTAAAGGGTAAGGGCTTCAATATTGAGAAAGCTGGGAAGGTAACACTTTCTAACAAAACTCTCTTTGCTCGCGATAGACACATGTGTGCTTACTGCGGCAAAGTCTTTACGTATGGCAATTTATCAAGAGATCACGTACAGCCGGTGTCACGTGGAGGTCTCAATACTTGGACTAACTGTGTAACGGCGTGTGTGAAGTGTAACACCACAAAAGGTTCTCATACTCCTGAAGAGATTGGGCGGCAGTTACTGTACGTGCCGTACGAACCCAATCACTACGAGAATATGATTCTTCAAAACCGCAACATCCTTGCGGATCAGATGGAGTACCTATTGTGTGGTGTACCAAAGCACTCTCGAGTGCTTATGTAGGCGTGGCAGAGAGGCCCAATGCGAGAGTCTGCAAAACTCTAAAACCGTCGGTTCGAATCCGACCGCCTACTCCAAAATAACGGTGTACAATAAATCGCACCTAGTGTATAATCTATCCATACGCTGCTAAAACAGCGGTTCTTTAAAAATCCAAAAGTCCTCTATAAGTCTACGGTCAATACGGAGCATGAGGCAAGAGTGGCAAGGCTCCATATAGAAATATGGGAGTCACCGCTAGGCGCGGGTCGAGGGGGCGCCTAGCACTATGCACGGTTCGTCTATCGGTTAGGACGCTACCCTTTCAAGGTGGAGAGACGGGTTCGACTCCCGTACTG